TTATTTTTAATGTTTAATCACAAGCAGGCATGCTTTTATTGTTCTACCCTAAATCCTTTCTAAACTGTTGACACGCTTATATATAAAGATGATTCTCCACCTTTGTCATAGTTAAAAATCTCTGAAATTTTTGTAAAGTTTTCTTAATATTTTGTGACAAAATGGTTTAGACTGTATAGAATGAAAATGTACTTGATTTGGAAACAATATTTTAAGTAATTGCGTAGGAAAAATCGTTAAGGTACAGGGTGGTTTATGCCCTGAGATATATAATACATTTACACTTTAAGTAGAGCTATGTCTTGATATAGCTGTGCTTAGCACGAAGAGGAGAAAAAGATTATGCGACACTGTTGCGAGTTTGACGGAGTTGATATTTGGTATATCAAAGATGATGAGATGTATTCCAATCGTGTTTTGTATATGGGATATTGTCCCGTGTGCAAAAAATACGTTGCGGAGTTAGTTCAGAAAAATTCTAAAACGAATACGCTTAATTCTATTAAAAAAGTTGGCGAAAAAGCTGGTCTGATGGTTATGGATTTGATGAGCCAAAAGCTCTATTCCAGAAATAATTTGAATAAAATGAAATTTATTCCTAAACCTTATGGTTGGAGATATGGACTCAATAGGCAGGTTGCTGATAAATTCGGAAACGAATGTGTGGAGCAGTATGCGGTCGATTTCTTCGGAAACTCTGAACTTGTGAAAAGAAAATGATAAAAATATATAACTTATTTCCTTTACATTATTCTTCATTATTTATTCTTGGGAGTATCTCTTTTTCTTTAATTTACCTCGATACTCCCTTATTATTTTAAATTAATTACATTTGATATACATAATGAGTTTAAAGGAGGTGGTGGAAAATTTATTTGGGTGTGTGTTTTTTGAGGCAAAGCACACATTATACGTTAGTGCCTCAAGATAAGGAGCTTTTATGGATAAGAATGTGAATGCCGGACAAGACACCGCTTTAGATGCAGAACAAAATGTTCCAATGGATAACGCTCAATCTCAAAACAACAATCCCGTTGTTCAAAAGGTTGTTATGCTATTAGAAGCGTATAAATCTATGGCGGAACGTGTTCAACAACAAGAGCAAGAACTTTCTGAACTTAGGGAATTTGTTCAGAATTGCGCTAATAAAAATGGTGTTGAGCCTGAACAATTATTGAAAGATGAACGTGCTAATAAGTATTTTGATGAAAAACTAAAGGATTATCAAGGCGGTGCGGATTTAGATAACGATGAGCTTAAAGCTATTTTAAAAGAGGCTTATTCCGCCTTAGGTGAGGATTTAGATGTTGAAAAATTTATGGATATGTTAGATAAATATGTTGAAGCAAGACTCGAAAATTACGAAAAAGAAAAATCTATTGAAAAAGAAAACGAACAGGCAACTGATAAACTTCAATTTGAATATGGAAGTTTGACAAAGCCTGCTAAACTTCCTAGAATGCAGGATATTCCAGCTGATGAATTGGAAAAATATATCGCAAAATATATTTAAAATATATTGAATTAGAACCAAAAACTTTTACCTCCTATAAACCTTCGTTTGATTAAATCAAACGATATATATTGTGCTGGTATATTTTCGGGAGTATACCTGCATAAGTTTATATCCCGATATGAAAGGATTTTTTATGTCAGTTAAACAAATGATTATTGGCTCATTTAGCCAAGCATTTAAGAGAAATCTCTACAATGAATTAGTTATCGGCAAATTGGCGCATACTGAATTTAAAGATGACATCAAAAAGGGTGATGAAGTTGATGTTATCATGCCAGGAACTGTTTCAATGTTTGAGTATGATGGTGGCGATTTGAAGGGTGCAGAGTTGGCTAACGCTTCTATTACTAAGGTTAAGATTAACAAAGGTAAAGCATTCCACTTTGAATTGTCTGCTGTTGAAGAAAAAGAAATTTCTGCAGGAAGTGATATAAAAGAGCAAACACGTTTAGCCTCTGATTATACCTCTGATGCAATTAAACAATTTGCATCAGGTGTTGATTCGTCATTTGCTCAACTGTATACAAGAGCTGGTCATTATCTTGATGATAATGGCAAAGCTATTAAATTAGATGCAGATTATGCAAAAGAAATTCTTGCTTATATGCAAGCTGAATTTCAACGTGGTGACGGCAAGGGTCATACAAACTGGATTGATGGCTCTATGGTGTGTGTCGTTCCTCCTGAATACCAGTTCTATTTAGGCAAGCTTGATGATCTGAAATACGTTGAATCAGGACACGATAAAATGGCAAAAGGTTTTATCGGACATCTTTGTGGTTGGGATATTCTTGTATCTAACAACATTGCACAATCAGAGGACGGAGCTTTTTACCCATTGTTTGGTATCAAATCTAAAACATTAGCTGGTGGCATATCTTCTGATTTAAACACTCAATCTTACGTTCCTGAAAAGAATTTCAACACTTGTTACAAAGGTTATGGCTTGTATGGCGTTGGCGCTCCAAGAGCAGATTTCCTAGGTACAGTCAAAATCTCTGCACCACTTACGCTTTCTGCACGTTCATAATGGTTGAATTCGGTTAGATAAAATTAGTTTAAGAAGGAGAAATTTATGTCAAGAGATATTATTTCAGTTCAATATCCAACCCTTGAAGATACTCAATCTGTTGGAATATTAAAGGTTGAAACGGTCGATGTTGACTCATCTAAAGGTATTGAAATAAAAAATGCGTTCGCAAATAAGAACAACTCACTTGTTATTTGCGTTGAAAATACTTCATCATCAAATTCAGAAATCACGTTCGTTTCAAGTGATGAATACCCTAATTCTATGTTAGGCGATTTGGTCGTTGACGTTCCTGCGCAAAGTGTTAATGCTTTTCAAATTCAAGATATGTCACGTTTTGAAAACAAAGACGGTTCTTTGTATTTGGATTTCAAAACTGGGTTTGCAGGGAATATTTATGCAGTTGCTAAATCTGCTGATTTGAATGTCTAATTCTTTAAATCCGTGCGGGAGCTTTTCTCCCGTATGGGTTTTTAAGAGGGAAAGGTTTTAGTGATATGAAAATTGTTAATTTTTATACGAAAAAGGTGTTTGATTTGCCAAAATCTGAGGCAAATAAATTGTTAGAAGATTTTCCTGAGGAGTTTGGAAAGTATTCAAAATCAATGAATAAAAAGATTGAAAAACCTCTCATATCAAACAATCAAAACACTGTTTTATCAAAAATTTTAGATGAATGATTTTTTAGAAAGGTTTATAAATTATGTCTATAACATTACTTGAATTGTATAACGAAGTCGCTTCTCAGCCGTGGTCAATGTTTGATAATGACGCTACTTCAACCGATGATTTTGACTCATCTTTGATATCCTCTATAAACAAGGCTTTGTCTGAGATATGGTGTTCTTATCCGTTTGATTTCAGGAATAGAAAAAAGTGTATAATTCTCAGACCCTTCTTGAATAAGTATAATTTGCCAAACGGGATTATCAACCAGACTTCAACAGATGGCGATATTGTATATTGCGTAAAGCTTAATGGCAAAGCGTTGGATTTTATTGAAAATCCTGATAATCTCCCAAGAGAAGTTGGTGTCCCTAATGCGTTTTTCATAAAAGATAACAAAATTGGGTTCTCACCTGCGCCAGATGATACTTATAAAGTGGAGATTGAGTATTCGACTTTTGTTGTTGGAAAAGATAAAGAAAATAAAGATATTTATTCGCTAAGAGAAGACTCTGATGAGATTGATATTCCACAAAAATATAAGCAACTATTCTTGAATGCATTGGTTTCTAAATCAATGATGTACGCTCTTTCTTCTCCAAGTGATGAAAATTATGCAGGATACGCTCTTCAATATGAAAAAGCGTATAAGCTCTTAATAAAATCAGTCGGAGGAAGGCGAAAGAGTAGAAAGATAGTGTTTTAGGTGGTTTATAAAGGAGTAATTTATGTCAACAAAATCAAAATCTCTTATTTGTAATAATTTTACTGGAATAAGGCGTGTTGAGTCGAATTTTACATCTTCAATCATCACAGCATCAGATATGCAAAATGTTGAATTGTTTGACACAGGTGTGAATTCTGGTGTCGGAATTCGCACAATGAAAGGGAACACCTCTGTTTTAGACATGCCAGATAAGAGTGAAACAATAATAAATATGTTTTATAGCGTTCAAAATGATGAAACATATTATTTCCTTCATACAGAAACATCTTCTGTCGGGAGAATTTATCAGTATGATATGTTATCTGGAGATTTATCTCTACAAGTGGATAACCTCTCTGTCACTGGACAATCTTGCGGAGTGGATTTTGCACAAGGTTGGAGCGATTTGTTTTTGTTCTCAAACGGTGAAGAAATTCTATCACTTCAAGTTGTCAAAAATGAGGATAACACCGAAAGCGTTATTCTTAAAAACTTTGAGCTTAAAGATGTTGATTCAAGAGATGTGAAAGGGTTGGGTCTTGTTGTTTTTGACGGCAGATTGTGGATTTATGACGGTGTCGTGCTTTGGTATTCTGTGAAAGAAAATTGTTATGACTTTTCAACAGAAGGTGTCGATATAACAACTTCTGCTGGGTATATTGAGTTTGCTAAAAAGGTTACTGCAATTTATCCGTATTTAGGCGCACTTGCTGTGTTTCACAAAGATTCATCTTCTCTTATCAAGATTGACTCTGATTATTCATATTCTCAAACTGATGAATCTCCAGGTGGCTGTGCATCTTGTAACTCTTTAATATTTCACGGAACAGAACTTTATTTTTATGATGACACGAAAAAAGGTGTATTCTCTTTTGCGCAAGTAGTTAATGGTGATAAAACACTAGGCGGAAATATAGCAATTGATGTTCAAGATGAATTGAATGATATTGACTCAGCAAAGCTGGATAAATTGAAAATGTTATCAGTTGTTCAATCTGAAAAGAATGAGATTTGGTTCTTGATTCCTTCTAAAGATGAGAATTATTCAACTGTGTTGATTTTTGATTATCTTCATTCTTGTTGGGTAAAACGAAAATCTCAAAGGTTGAATAACATTTGCGAATGTAATAATGAAATTTATTCAATGGGTGAGAACAAGTTGTATCAAGAGTATTTTGGAGAAGATTTTGACGGTGAGTTTATAAACTCATATTATCATTGCTCACCATTGAACTTGTCAGCGGACAACACTCTAAAAATATTATACATACCACCAAGGGTAACTCTTGATATGTCGGCAACGAATGATTTTATGGTTAAATATGTGAAAAATTATGACACTTTTAAAAAAGCTAAGATTAAACACATCAAGACAAGAAGTTTTAAAAACTTGTTTTATTGGGATAATTCTTCTTGGGATACAGAGGTTATTTATCTTCCAAAAGAAACAAATTCTATAAAGAAACTTCCTCTTTCTACGTTCAAAACATTAGAGATTACTTTCTACACAGAAGATGTGACTCAATGCTTTTCTATTAAGAATATAGAACTTTCCAAGATAAAGGTTAAACAGATATGATGCGGGTTTCAATTCCGCTGGATTGTGATTTTGATTATATCGAATGTGAGAACATGTATTATGATTATCAACCATACGTGAAAGATTACACACCGTTTGAGGATATACTTAAAACTACGTTTTTCTATGCCATATACGATAAGCAAAAACTCTCATTGTGTGTTTATTTCTATTGCGATGAATATGGGAAATTGTGGGTCAATGGGTATGGGATAAGAAAAAACCATTTGTTTAACAAACGGAGCTTTAAGACCGTTTTGACTTGGTTTAATTGTGATATATGGGCGGAAAGCTATCAAAAACCTGCAATATATGGACTTTTATCTTGTGGGTTTAAAAAATATAAAGATGGAATATACGTGTTTCGTCAAAAAAATAGTACAACAGAACAGAAGTGAAACAACTTCAGAAAGGATAAATTATGGGCGGAAGTAAAAAAAAGACTACTTCAAAAACAGTTTACGGTTCAACAACGACATCAAACCCTTACGTAATATCATCAACTAACAACAAAGGCACAACAAGCAGTTTTGTTGAAGGCTCTGCCTTAGATACGGTAAATAATTTTGTAAATAATAATATAGGGAACTTACTCAATGAATATCTAAACCCTTCACTCAATTCAAGCACGAATCAGGCACTTTTGAACAACTATGTGAACACATTGAATTCAACCGCTAAAACGGCAGTTGAGAATGATATTGTAAACCCATTATCTAATAGAAATATGATACGCTCTTCTCAGGCAACGAATATGTATAAAAACCTTGAGAATACTATATCAAATGACATTTCATCTTATGCAAGCGAACTTTTATCAGATTCTCAATCAAATACGGCTTCTGTGATTGATAGACTGCTCAGCGCATATATGAACGGAGTGAATGTTATCACTACAAACCAAGCACAATCTTTAAATACAAGCGCTGGCAATGCTAAGAAAACAACAACAGAAACAAATTCATCATCGTTATCTGATATTGTGTCCTCTCTTTCTAAGTCAGTTTCTAATTTAAGTGAAGCATATAAAGACGTATCAGGCAACTAATAAAGGAGCAAAGAGTGAAAAGAATAATAATACATTGGACAGCTGGGACGTATACTCCAAACGCACAAGATAGAGAGCATTATCATTATCTGGTTGATTCAAAAGGAGGAGTGCATAGTGGAAATTATAAGCCGGAGGATAATAAAAATTGTTCAGACGGGAAATACGCAGCGCATACAGGCGGTGGAAATACGGATTCTATTGGTGTTGCTTTTTGTGGTATGTGTGGTTTTGTCACTTCCAATCCTATAAAATCAACTCAATTCCCTTTGACAAAACAACAGTGCGAAGCAGGTTTCAAATATATTGCACAACTGGCTAAAAAATATAATATATCAGTCACGCCACAAACAGTAATGACTCATTATGAGTTTGGGATAAAAAATCCAAAAACATCATCTGCTGGCAAAATTGATATTGTTTATTTGCCACCATATCCTGAGGTTTCAAAGGACAAAATTGGTAATTTTATAAGAAGCAAAGTTAGATGGTATATGAAATATTAACTCATATTGGTTAGCTTGTTCAGTTAAATTGTTTCGGCAGTAGCGAAATTAGCTAACCAATGTTTTTCTGAAAATTTATACCATGTTGAAATAATGGTTAAAATGTGATATACTTCTCAAAAAGGTGTGTAATATGAAGAAGATTTTTGTATTGGTTTTAATTGTTTTGTCCTGCTCATGTTCGTGTTTTGCACTTGATTATTTAAAAGCTAACGAAGATGAAATAGAGAGAGCTAATAAATTTATCCCTCCTATTGAGAATATAAATAACTCAAAGAAAAACAAAACAGATAAAAATATCCAAATAAAAGACCCAAAGCTCATTAAACTTGTAAAATACAATATCGTAAAAGATGATGACTTTCAAAAGAAATTAAAACAAGATGAAATTGATTATTTAAAAGGTGAGAAGGAAATCAAAAAATATAAATCTAAAAGTACAAATGCACAGGCTTACACAAGGGACTTGTGCAAATTATACAGGATAACAGATAGATTGATAAGAGCAAATGATTTAGACTATTTGAATTGGAGAGTTGTAATTCCAAGAGATACGAAAAAAACAACTACAACAAACGTGACAACCAATTGTATTGTTGTAGATACAGGATTATTAGACACTTTTTATGAAAACGAAGGTGCATTAGCTTTTATCATTGCTCGTGAAATGGCGCATTCTTTGTATTCTCACGCAAAGAGGAAAACATGGTATTATAACCGTGCAAATGATTTAGACCCTCATTGTGCATTGTATTGGACATATTATAATGATTATATAAAAGAGAGCAAAATGATGGAATACGCATCAGATCATGATGGAACAATTCTTGCAATAAAAGCTGGATATAATTTTAAAGATGCAATGAAGGTGCTTGATTTCATGTACACTTTGCCACGAAAAACATACGCAATCCCTAGTGCATATTATAGAATTAGAAGTTTAAATAATGCACAAAAATATTTCCTTGTAGATGATTGGAAAAATTACGGCAGAGAAAATCTGTATAAAAAGAAGGTGCTAGCGGTGAGGTTCTCCTCTGATAAAAAATCTATAGTAATAGGTGGTAAAGACTCTACTGATGAAGTAGACAATTCCGCCAATCAAAGAGAAACTCTTGAACAACTACGGCTTAGAGTTGCGTATACAGCATATTTAAACGGTGAATTTGAGCTTTCGGAAAAGACTTTCAAACAGTTGATAGAGAAAAAGAAGGACGACCCGATTTTGTATCTTTACCTCTCTTATGTCGAAGAATGTCGGTATAAATCCACCTTAAAGAAGAAATATCTCAAAAGAGCTAAAAATTACGCAACCATTGCTAACAAATTAGCTCCATCTAATCCTGAAATCAAAAAACAGCTAGAAGAATTGAATTGAGGGAGTTTATTGTTCAGAGAATAAAATTGTGTAAAGTTTCTTAACAAAAATAGAAATATTAAGCAATTAATTTTATTGAGTATCCTTTTCTTGACTGTAAGGTGTGGAAATGCTCAATATATCAACTAACATTTATTCAAAACCCCAAAATCGTTATGTAAGTGCCTCTCCGAAATTCACAGGTTTGAGTCACTTGCCAAAGGCTGTGGACACATTTGTATCATCAGAGCTAAAAGCTCCAAAATCACAAGGTTTAGTAAAAGATGTTGTAGACAAACTTGTTCCAAAACCTTCTAAAAAACACAGTGCGCCTGCGTTGTTTGAAGATTTGCATAAAATGATTATGGACGTGACATCAAAAGTGTCAGATGCAACTGGTAAAGATGCGGTGGTTTTCAGCGTTCCAGAACACGATGATTTAGTGTTGAGGGTTGAAAAATCAGCACTAGAAAACATCGGTGATTTGAGCAAAAACCTTACACTTGTTCCTATCAAGTATGACAAAGAAATATCTTCAAATAAACATTTAGGCTTGCCTTTGTATTATGTTGCAGATAAGGAATCAAAAATAGGAGCGAAA